ATGAATTTCTGGTTTGAAATGGCAATTAACGCCGTAGAGGTAACCCTTATTTTGAGCTTCTTAGTGCAGTATTTCGGATACCGCATGGCCTGCCCGGCGAAATATATATGGACGGCACTCTTTGGTGTGCTGTCCTTCGGCAGTGTAGCCTTTTTCTCCTGGGGGCAGCTGTATGAAGGCTATGCAAGCTCGATACAGATACTGATCAACATTGCGTTTTGCTGCATTTTGCTGCGCGGACCAATCCTGCAGAAGATATTTGTTTCTGCATTTACGATGGGCCTTGTGGCTATTATTGCAACTTTTACGGCACTGCTTGTCGCAAAATTGTCCGGAAATAATGTTGCCTTGTTGCTCAGTCGGTTTAATTCGGTTCGCATTATTTCGATTTTGATAACCAAACTGCTGTTTTTTGTAATCACGCGGATTATCCTGCGGGTGAAGGAAAACGGTCGAATCAAATGGCTGGATTTTATCCCGTTGGCAGCGATTCCAACGTTATCCATTATCACGATTACGCTGATGATGTATGCGGCGATACAGGAACCGCATATTCAAAATATTGTATTTTATGCGGTGTGCATCGTATTGGCGTTGAATATCCTGATTTATTTCCTGTTTGTTCGATTGGGGCAGGTCAGCAAAATCCAAACCGAAATGGCGCTGCTCGCGCTGCAGAACGAATGTCTGCAGGAAAACGCCAAGGACATTGAGAACATGTATGACACGGTTCGTGCGCTGCGGCATGACCTCAAAAATCACCTGCTCTGCATTTTATCCATGGCGGAAGAACGGGATCTTACGGGCATCGAGCAGTACACAGGGCAGCTTCTGCAGCAGCAGAATACCGTCAACAAGCTGATCATGTTTTCGGGCAACAAGGTGCTTGATGCGATTATCAACAGCAAAAGCGCAGCCGCGGAACGGGCAGGTATTCGGCTGAGCGCCATTATCACGACACCGCTGGCGGGTATTTCGCCGGAGGATATTACCATCATCCTCGGCAATGCGCTGGACAATGCGATTCGTGCCGCAAAAGACAGTCAGCGCAAGGTGGTGGATATTCATATTCAGCCGCAGGGAGCATACAGCTCGATTGTAATTGCCAATGATATCGCACATCCGGTGCTGCCGGACAATCCGGCACTGCGTACCACGAAAAATATCCGGTATCGCCACGGCTTCGGCATTCAGAATATGCGGCAGGCGGTGGAACGTAATCAGGGACTGATTCGGTTTTACGAGCAGAACGACCGGTTCATCTGCGATATTTTGCTCCTTAACGTGCAAAGCAGGAACGAATAACGACTAAGCAGGAATAGCCGGTTGCAATTTCGGTGAAAAGCAGTTATCTTACAGATAGACCATGACAAATGCAATGTGCATGGGTTATCTGCTGAGATAACTGCTTTTTTGAGGTGAGTGCGATGGTATGTTGAAATGAAAACCGGTAAGGTGTGGATAGTAATTAGAGAGCAAACAGGGAGGGTTAAATGATGAACAGATTTCGAAAAATACTGAGCGCCGCGCTGGCAAGCTGCATGGCGGTCTCTGCGCTAATGATGAGCGCCGGTGCGGCGAATACCGGCACAGAAGCCGCACGCGAGAAGGCCATTTACGGCAGTCAGGCGTGGACGGTGAATGGTGCGGCAGCCATTCAGCACAGCGACGGCACAGTAGAGCTGGTACCGGAGTTCTCGGCGCTGTATCCCGGGTGGACAGTGCCGAAGCAAGCGGCTTCGGTATCGAGTACGGCACTGGCTGAGGTGGCTGATGTCGGTTCGCATTCGATCAGCGGCTATTACCGGAATGTGTATTTGACGCAAGATGTGAAGTACAAGCCGTTTTACAGTTTTCTGGGAAACGGTGAGACGGTCAGTGCGTTTGCGGTGACGATACCCGGCAGCAAATATAATCTCGGTATTTATAACGAGACAGCGCAGCAGGACGCAGGCTGGCTGCCGAATCTCTCTAAGGACGATCGTGTGCTGCTGCAGACCGCAAATGGTGTATATTACTCGATTCGTGCAAGCGTACCGTTGAATATGCCGATTGGGTATTCGCGCATGAAGGTAGAGGAGGCAGGGCGTAATTGAAAATGTGGGAAAGAGCTGAAATCTTTGGGTTTCAGCTCTTTTGGTGATGCGGAAATTGTGCTTTTGCTGCTGATCGGTAGCATATGTCCTGAAACGATATCCTGTCATCCTAAAACTCGTTAAAAAAGGTGCTGAACCTGCACTAAAATCAGCCCGAAAATGAAGTGCCGCGATTTTGGTAGACACTTGTGGTAGACAGCAGTTTTTCACAAATTACATCATAAAACTAAATACCATAAAAAGTATAGAAAAGAGCTGAAATCAAAAGATTTCAGCTCTTTCACTTGGTGCGGATGGGGGGACTTGAACCCCCACGTCCTTGCGAACACTAGCACCTGAAGCTTATATATTTGTTTTCAAATCTGTCAACCGTAGTGCATAGTTCAGATATGCAAAAGTGATGATTTATCTGTGTTTTTCGTAATATTTGAGATGAAATGCAGAAAATAGTTCGGAGTGGTGAGGATGGGAAATCTGCGATTTCTTTCAATCCGTTACACCTTGGTGTCGTCAATTTGTCGTCAGGAAGATTCGGCGGTTTTGGCTTGATTTTCGCCTGTCGGATTGATCGAAGTCAGCACGTTGCGCAGCGTGTCGATTTCATTGTGAACGTAGATTTCAGCGGTGACGTTGATGTCCTTATGACCAAGTAATTTTTGGATGGTGTAGATGTCTGCACCATGCCGCCGGAGATAAGTACCATAGGTGTGCCGCAGTTCGTGTGCTGTCACAACCGGCACTTCGTTATGCTCATTGTGCAGCTTTCGCATAAGGCGTTTGAGCTTCTGCGACCATGTGTTCGGGCAATAGGGCTTGCCATCCTCGTTCGGAAACAGATACAGAGATTCCTTCGGCAGCGAGCGGATCAGCTGGACAGCCTCCTCGCTCAACGGCAGGGTACGGTAGCTTTTCCACTTTGGCGGATTGGCAACGACCGTCCCGTTCCGCACGATCATAGAGCGCTGCACGCGGAGGGTCTTTTCGTTCAAATCAATATCCGACCACATAAGGCCAACCAGTTCACCACGGCGCAGGCCGGTTTCCAGCAGGAGCACGACCTCGGGCATACGATCTGCGGTATAGGCTTTGACCGTTTCCATCTGCTCATCGCTGAGAACGTGCTTGATATGCTTCTGAGCGGTGCTGCGGTAGGTGCAGTGCTTGGCAGGGTTCTTATAGCAGAGGTCGTTCTCAATCGCACATTCAAAGATTGCATTGAGGATTGACCGCATTTTCTTTAACCGGCTTTCCGAGCACGCTGTCTTAGTGGCGAAATACGCCTGTATGTCTACCGGACGAATATCAGAGAGGAGGGCATTGCCGAAGTAGGGGATCAGGTGCCCTTCGACAAGGCTGACGTAGGTCAGCTTGTATGTATCTTCTTCGACAAACGGCTGCTTATAGGACAGCAGCCACTTTCGTGCCCAGGGAGCAAAGCGGCCGGTGGAGGGCACAAAGGCCTCTCCGGTACGCGCCGACACCTCGGAGGCTACGCGGTACTCCTCGGCTTTCTTCTTCGCATCGGACAGACTCACGGTGCTGTAAAAGGATTTGCGCAGCGGCTTGCCGTGGATATTGCGGCCGACGGTGATCTTGTACTCGAACCGTTTGTCCTTGCGTGTTGGCTTTTTTCTTGGCATAACAATAAAACCCCTTTCTTATCGCGTGAAGGTGTGATAAAATAGAGGTACTGATAGGTTTCGCGATTTGTCAGTACCTCATGTCCCGCTCTGGTGTTGGTAGCACCGGGGCGGGATTTTTTTTGTTTTAATCGAGTCGAAATCGACCAGTTTAACAATAGATGATGTGATAAGCTCTTTACTTTGGATACAGCTCGTAGGTATTGCCGTGCTTTATGCGAGTGATCTTATCTGCCTTAACTAAATGACTGACAGCAGTACCGATCGTCGGCTTTAGGTCGGGATCGAACTGCTTGTGCAGATCCTTCTGCAGGATAGCAGGATTGTCCTGAATAACCTTCAGCACCTCGTCGTCAGCGATCTGCAAGAATGCCTGTCGCTTTTGATGAACAGCGAAGTCGTGTTTGCGTTCCTCGTAGTTCAGAGTTAGATCTTTGTAGCGCTCTTTGATCTTGTCGATAAAGCTGAAATCAGGATTTTGGCTATTGTGGGCATGCAGCCACATATCTTCAAAGTATTGTTGCCCAATGGAGGTTTTTGAGCAATACTCTGCAAGCTCTTGTGCGGAGATCAAAGCCTTTTGGGCATGGGCAATAGCTTCATCTACACTGTTGAAATCGTACAAATTCGGCAGCCATATGTCCTGCTCTAGCTTGTCGATGTATTCCGCGTTGGCGGTATGAAATTTGCTCTTAGCCATGCGTTCATCAGAGCTGCGATGGAATTTCGGGTTAGGACTGTTTTCATAGTATTGGCGTGCTTTTTCCCAACTGGATTGGCGCAGATACGCAACATCATCATCGGTAAGCTCTTTTCCGTCTGCACGCCAGGTCGTTCGGCCGTTGGAAATGTATGAGACGGGTGGTTCGGCACAGTCATCTTCAAGTGCTTTGAGTGGAAACAAATCTTCGGATATTTCGTCAGATGGCGGTGCTTCGTATAAAATCTGATGTTCGGCTGCTTTCTTTGACCGTGGACGCCATATGATTATGATAACGGCTATCATAATTCCGGACAGGACAAAAAGAAGAGGGCGGACGCTTGTATCGGTCAAACCATATCCCGTCAAAGCAATGATGAGATAGATAGAAGCACCTAAGGAACAGAATACCGTTGCACCATATTTCAAGCAGCCGGGCTTGTTTGGCTCAGCTGCGCGAGGTGTTTTCAGTTTTTGCATCGTTGTAACTCCTGTATCTGCGTATCAAATCAGATCGACCGTGCGAATGACTTTGATAACACGGCCGACAACACGGCACTGTTCCAGGTCTACACCTTCGATACGCCTCGGCTTGAATTCTGGGTTGATGGGAATGAGATCAATCCAATCCTCGCCTGGCTTATATTCGATACGCTTGACAGTGGCCTCATCCCCGCCCAGCAGCATAATGCCGATCCGGCCGGAAATGCCCATGTCGCTGCATCGCAGGCACAGGATTTCATCGCCGTCCTGGAACTGCGGATACATACTGTCGCCGCTGACCGTGGCCAGAAAGAAATCTTCAGGTCTGCGCCGCCCAATCCACTGGGCAGGGATGGTACGCTGCTCGTAGGCGTCATCGGGTGTTGCGTCAAAGTGCGCTGCGACAGGTCCGGCGTAGTGGATCGTGACGAGCGAGCTGTCAGATGGTTCCGAGTAGGCATTCTGCCGAGTCGGATCTACATCCTCACCCATAAGCCAGGCTTCATTGACGTTTAATGCTTTAGCCATCTTATAGATGTTCTTTTGCTTGGGAATATATGACCCTCGTAGATAAGTGCTGATAGATGATTTACCGATACCTGTTAGCTCAACCAGTTCAGCTTGCTTCATGCCTCGCATTTCAAGCGCCGCTCGAAGTCTGCTTGCAATAGTATCCATTTAGCTCCCTCCTAACTCCTTGGTATAAATATATCATGAATGTTCAGAAAACGCAACAAGAAAACGACGCAGACAAAAATAAATTCAGAAAAGAGAACAAACAGTATTGACAGCTGGCAGAGGAACATGCTACAATGAGTTCAGAAACGCGAACAGGAGGTGAATACAATGAAGGACCCAGTTTTCGATTATGCTCGCCTGCGAGGGCGAATTAAAGAAGTTTTCGGAACGCAGGATGCCTTTGCAGACGCAATCGGCTTAGGAAGAGTGTCTGTAAGTCAACGATTAAACAATCAGCTCGAGTTTTCACAGCAGGAAATGTTTCGATCGGCTGACGTATTAGGCTTTTCTCGAGGGGAAATCCCCGAATATTTTTTTACTGAGAAAGTTCAGAAACACGAACAAAAGTGAGGTAATTCCCATGGACGCAGACATCAAGATCAAAAGCACCGGCAAAGGCTGTGCAACGAAGATCCTGCTGAACGGCGTGGATATTTCGGGCATGGTTCAGTCGGTAACATTTCACCAGACAGGCGGAGCAAGACCGACAGTCAGCCTTACGTTCGCAGGCGACAAGGTCAGCATTAACTCCTGCGCCGTTGCGAAGTATCCGGATGAGCTGATGGACGCTATCCTTACAAAGAGCGTGCAGGAGCTGGAAAAGAACCTTGACCGTGTACTGAAGGCGAGCAGCGAGCCGGAGGAGAATAGGTAAATGCCAGAACAAAAACAAATACTGCGCATTTCATCCACGGATAATATTCGCTACTCGGTGCTGCGGTTGCTGCATGAATGCCTTGCGGCGGCAGCAAGAGAAAGTGCTGGGTATCAAATCGCAGTCAGCATAGCGCAACATATGTCCGATAAACAGGACAGAGGGAGGTGCGAGTTGACAACCCAAGACACAATGTGGATTGCTGGAGCAATAGCGTCAGTAGGGCTTGTCCTTTATTCAATGCGATATGAATTGTGGAAAATGCGACTGGCAGCGTTAGCGTTTGATCTACTGGTATACACGATCATGATGCATGTAATGCAGACATTATTAGGACTATCAGTATAATGGCAAACCAAATCAAAACCGGCAATAAGAAAATAACCCAAGCAAAAGCCAGCCGAAATGAGTTAACGTACTGCTTACGATCAAGTCGATAGCTTCGGTTGCGCAGCGGATACGAGCAGATTAGACATAGTTTATCATACGTGCGATCAATATGATTGCAAATCCGAAACCAGTATTCTAAGTAGTGGTCGGGAGTTTCTGTGAAAACATAGAGCCACTTGTGCTGATATTCATTATATTGTTTGGGAGTGCAGTCCTTCGCTGTACGAAAATTCCGTATAAGATCTTTTAGCATAGGATCTGCGAGATAGCCGCCGTTGAGAACAATTTGCTCGATCTGATCGACAAGCGCTGCGCACTGCTTACGATCCATTTTATGAAAAAGGTATGGCTCGACAAGCGTAAACAGAGGGCCATAGACTTTTTCAAGTTGCATATTAGCTGCATCGGCTTTCTTACCTCCATAAAATACTTGCATGGTGAACCAGGCGCCAATGAGTGTAGTTAACAGCGTTGCGACGATATTCAATAGGTTCCACATTTGTTCGGGTGTATTAAACATTTTAATCATCCTTTCGGCCTCAGTATATCACACTGGCCGAGGAGGGGCAACGAAGATCAAGAAAGCGAGGTGAACATCTATGGCAGTACCCACCACCATCATCACAAAGCTGGACGAGCTGGAGCAGCTTTGCGAGAAGTACCCCAGCAAAATCCCGATTGAGGAGTGCGCAGCGTTCCTCGGCATGGCGGGCGAAAGCCTGCGGGCGTGTCTGGAGCATGGTTCCTGTCCGTTCGGACTGGGCTGGCTCAAGAAAAATGCGCACAACCGCGCATTTTACATTCCGACATTGACCTTTTATCTCTGGGTGACGCAATCCGCAGGGTTCAAGAACAACAAAATTTAGAAAGAAGGAAATCCAATGCAAAACAACAATTTCGCAGAAACCCTCGCCTCGGTCGCATCCGAGTTCGGCGTAGAGGACACCGCAAAGCACGGCCGCGGCATCAAGCCGAGCAGGCGTCCGTACTTCCGCTGGACAGATGAACAGCTCGAGCAGCTGGCAACGCTGCGCGACGAGGGCAAGTCTGCGAACGAGATCGCGGAGGCGCTGGGCGTGTCGAGCGATAAGGTCATCACCAAGCTGGCCGCCATGGCAGCACGGCAGCGGACCGGCAGCAAGACGCCGGAGCCGAGTACCGAACCGGTACCCGAGGTCGAAGCAGAGCCAGAGCAGGAAGCTGAAACCGAGCCGTCCGTCGAGGCCGAGCCGGAACCAGCAAAAGAGCCGGTCGATGTTGACCGCATGATCTTCACGGCGTTTGACGCTGTGGTCGGTCGGGTGGACGACTTCAACAAGATGGCTGTCTGCTGGCGCAAGGCTTTGTCGGTCATCGAGCAGGAAATCCGCAAGCTGTCGTACATCATCGAGCAGCACCCCGACGCCGATGTGTCGGTCTGCGAGATCGCGGCTGTTATCGCCTACGACGAAGTATGCGCATGAAAAACGCCGCTGTCAGGACGGCAATCCCGATCAGCGGCAAAGAAATGTATTCAACCACATAATAGCATGAAGTTAGGAGAATTTCAATGGTAAAGATTATCTGTACGGAAAACGGCGACAACAACCGCACGGAGATTGCGCTGGGCGGCGACATGGATCTGGTAGTCAGCCAGATCGGCTACGCTATCAAGACCATCTACACGAACGTGCGCGAGCAGGACAAGAACGCCGCCGAGGAGTTCCGTGTTAAACTGATCCGCGCAATCGCAAGCAAGGGCACGCCGACGTGGAGCACGGAGCCGTGCGAGGACGCAACGCTCGATGCAGCACTCGTCCGCAAGGGCGCGAAGCTGACCGGCGACGACATTGCCGACCTGCTGCGCCGCGGCACGCCGAAGGACATCATCAAGAGCCTGCTGGAGGAGATGTAACATGACCGACCCCATCAAGATCACCTCGCTCGAGGCGGAGAACGTCAAGCGCGTGCGTGCGGTGCAGCTGCATCCGAGCGCAACCGGCCTGACCATCATCGGCGGGAACAACAACCAGGGCAAGACCTCGCTGCTGGACACGATCGCATGGGCGCTCGGCGGCGACCGCTTCCGTCCCTCTATGGCGACCCGTGAGGGCAGCACGATTCCGCCGCACATCAAGGTCACGCTGTCCAACGGCCTGATCGTCGAGCGCCGCGGCAAGAACAGCGACCTCAAGGTCATCGACCCGTCGGGCAGCAAGGCCGGACAGCAGCTGCTGAACGCCTTTATCGAGCAGCTTGCACTCGATCTGCCGCGCTTTATGCAGGCGAGTGACCACGAAAAGGCGGACACGCTGCTCCGCATCATTGGCGTGGGCGAACAGCTTGCCGCACTGGAACGCAAAGAGCAGGAGCAGTACAACGAGCGCCTTGCCATTGGCCGCATTGCCGACCAGAAAGCAAAGTACGCGAAAGAGCAGCCGTACTGGCCGGATGCACCGGACGAGCTCATCTCCGCAAGTGACCTCATTCGTCAGCAGCAGGCAATCCTTGCCCGCAACGGCGAGAACCAGAGCAAGCGGGCGATGGCAAGCCTGCTCGAGCAGCAGGTGAGCACCCTGACCGCGCGTGTGGATGAGCTGCACCGTCAGCTGCAAACCGCCGAGGACGAACTCACCGCCAAGACGGCTGACCTTGCCACCGCACGCAAGACCGCCGAGCAGCTTGTGGACGAGAGCACCGAGGAGTTGGAGCGCAGCATTGCCGACATCGAAACCATCAACGCCAAGGTGCGCGACAACCTGAACCGCGAAAAGGCCGAGGAAGATGCCCGCGCCTATCAGCAGCAGTACGACACGCTCACCGCCGACATTGAACAGCTCCGCGAGGACAAGCGCGCGCTGCTGGACGGCGCCAAGCTGCCGATGGAGGGCCTCGGTGTTGCGGACGGCGCACTGACCTATCACGGCCAGAAATGGGATAATATGTCCGGCAGTGAGCAGCTGCGGGTGGCGACCGCCATTGTGCGCTGCCTGAAACCGCAGTGCGGCTTCGTCCTGCTGGACAAGCTGGAGCAGATGGACCTCGGCACGCTGCGTGAGTTCGGCGCGTGGTTGGAGAGCGAGGGCTTACAGGCCATCGCAACGCGCGTTTCGACCGGCGACGAGTGCTCCATCATCATCGAGGACGGCTATGTGCAGGGCGAGGAACAGCCTTTACCTGACGAGCCGCAGAGTACATGGAAAGCAGGTGCATTTTAATGCAGATCATCCGCGGAAAACAGAAGACCGCGCTCAAGGTTGTCGTGTACGGTCCGGAGGGCATCGGCAAGTCTACGTTTGCCGCACAGTTCCCGAATCCGCTGTTCATCGACACTGAGGGCGGCACCAAGCACATGGACGTCGCTCGCACGCCTAAGCCGACCAGCTGGGTCATGCTGCTCGGTCTGGTCAAGGAGTGCATTGCCGACCCGAGCCTGTGCGGCACGCTCATCATCGACACGATGGACTGGGCGGAGCTGCTGTGCAGCCGCTACGTCTGCGACAAGGCGCAGAAAAAGAGCATCGAGGAGTTCGGCTACGGCAAGGGCTACACCTATCTGATGGAGGAGTTCGGCGCCCTGCTGAATACGCTGAACGAGCTGGTCGAGCGCGGTGTGAACGTAGTCGTGACGGCGCACGCCAAGATGCGGAAATTTGAGCAGCCGGACGAGCTCGGCGCATACGACCGCTGGGAGATGAAGCTGTCCGCCAAGACCGCGCCGCTCGTCAAGGAGTGGGCGGACATGGTGCTGTTTGCCAACTACAAAACGTTCGCCGTCAAGACCGAGAACGGCAAGACCAAGGGACAGGGCGGCGAGCGCCGGATGTATACCACCCATCACCCGTGCTGGGATGCGAAGAACCGCTTCGGCCTGCCCGGCGAGATGCCGTTCGACTATGCCGGAATCGCCCATATCATCGGGGACGAAAAAAATATTCGGTCAATTACTGAACCGAATGAACCGATTGTGGTCAATTCTGCGGACGAAACGCCGGATAAGTGTAAGGACGTTTCCGATGCACCCGCACAGGCGGCAGTAAGCGAACCGGCGAAACCGGACGGCACTGTGCCGGACATTCCGGCAGGTATCCCGCAGGCGCTGCGCGACCTGATGCAGGCCAACAACGTCACCGCGACCGATATTCAGACCGCCGTTTCCGCCAAGGGATATTTCCCGCTCGGCATGGAGATCACCGACTATCCGGCGGATTTCGTCAACGGCTGCCTGATCGGTGCGTGGGATCAGCTCTATCAGGTCATTCTGAAAGAGCGCAAGGACATTCCGTTTTAATCAAGGAGGACAATCATTATGAACGACAACATTCTGGATCAGGAGCTCGGCTGGGAAGACGAGATCGAAAACGAGGGCAGTCCGCGCCGTGTGCTCGAGCCGGGCGAGTACCCGTTTACCGTACTGGGCTTTGAGCGTGCCCGCTACGCAGGCAGCGAAAAGGTAGCGCCGTGCAATCAGGCTATCCTGCACCTGCGCGTGGATGCGCCGGACGGCGAGAGCGAGATGAACGTCAACCTGTTTCTTCTCAAGCGCTTTGAGTGGAAGCTGTGCCAGTTCTTCACGTCCATCGGTCTGCGTCAGCATGGCGAAAAGCTGCGTATGAACTGGGCAGCCGTCACCGGCAAGACCGGCCGCTGCCGCATCACCAAGCGTACTTACAAGGACAAGACCGGCGCAGACCGCGAAACCAACGATCTGGACGAGTTCCTCGATCCGCTGGGTGCGCCGTCCATGCAGCAGGCGGGCGGCTTTACGCCGGGAGCATTCTAATATGGAACTGCGACCGTATCAGCAGGCGGCGCGTGAAGCGGTCGAAAACCGCTGGGAGCAGGGTGACGACAGCACCCTGCTTTCTATTCCCACCGGCTGCGGCAAGACTGTCATTTTTGCAAAAATCGCCGAGGACAGGGTACGGCAGGGCGACCGCGTGCTCATCCTCGCGCACCGCGGTGAGCTGCTCGATCAGGCCGCCGACAAGCTGCACACCGCGACCGGACTTTCCTGCGCGACCGAGAAAGCCGAGCAGAGCTGTCTGGGCAGCTGGCTGCGTGTAGCGGTCGGCTCGGTGCAGACCCTCATGCGGCCCAAGCGCTTAGCGGCGTTCCCGCGGGACTACTTCGGCACCATCATCATCGACGAAGCGCATCACGCGGTATCCGACAGCTACGGACGTATCCTGAATCACTTCGACAGCGCAAAGGTGCTCGGCGTAACCGCAACGCCCGACCGAGGTGATATGCGAAACCTCGGCAGCGTGTTTCAGTCGCTGGCTTACGAGTATTCGCTGACAAAGGCAATCCGCGAGGGCTACCTCGTGCCCATCAAGGCGCTGACCGTGCCGCTCAAAATGGATTTGACCGGTGTCGGCGTGCAGTCCGGCGACTTTAAGCCGGGCGACCTCGACAGTGCGCTCGACCCGTACCTCTACCAGATCGCGGACGAGATGGCAAAGACCTGTGCCGACCGCAAGACCGTTGTGTTCCTGCCGCTCGTTAAGACCAGCCAGAAATTCCGCGATATTCTGTGTTCGCGCGGCTTCCGTGCAGCAGAAGTGAACGGCGAATCGCCCGACCGTGCGGAGATCCTTGCGGCGTTCGACCGCGGCGAGTACAACGTGCTGTGCAACAGTATGCTGCTCACGGAAGGCTGGGACTGCCCGAGCGTCAACTGCGTTGTGGTGCTGCGCCCGACTAAAGTACGCAGCCTGTACAGCCAGATGGTAGGCCGCGGCACGCGCCTGTTTCCCGGCAAGACCGACCTGCTGCTGCTGGATTTCCTGTGGCACACCGAACGGCACGAGCTTTGCCGACCGGCGCATCTGGTCTGCGAAACCGCCGAGGTGGCCGAAAGCATGACCGAGAGTGCAGCCGAGCAGGGCGGTCCGGTGGACATTCTGGAAGCCGCCGAGCAGGCCGAGAGCGACGTCGTGCAGCAGCGCGAGGAATCCCTCGCCAAGCAGCTGGCGGAGATGAAAAGCCGCAAGCGCCGTCTGGTGGACCCGTTACAGTTTGAGCTGTCCATTCAGGCGGAGGATTTAGCAGGCTACACGCCCGCATTCGGCTGGGAGATCGCGCCGCCGAGCGAAAAGCAGCTCGGCGCACTGGAAAAGTGGGGCATCCGCCCGGACGAGATCGAATGCGCGGGCAAGGCGGCAAAGCTGCTCGACCGTCTGGCGGCACGCCGCACCGAGGGTCTGACAACGCCCAAGCAGATTCGCTTTCTGGAGGGCAAGGGCTTTGAGCACGTCGGCACCTGGCAGTTTGAGCAGGCAAAGCAGCTCATAGACCGCATTGCCGCCAACGGCTGGCGCATTCCGCGCGGCATCGACCCGAAAACCTACATGGGATAATGGAGGATAAATGAAACAGGACGAACTCGATCTCCGGCAGGCGCTGGACTACATCGACCCGAGAGAACTCTCGTACAGCGAGTGGGTCGGCGTCGGCATGGGACTGAAAGAAGCAGGCTATCCCGTCGGTCTGTGGGAGGACTGGTCAAGACGGGACGGCGGGCGCTACCGCACCGGCGAGTGCGCCCGCAAGTGGGACAGCTTTCGCGGCACGGACACGCCCATCACGGCGGGGACCATCGTGCAGATGGCGCAGCGAGGCGGCTGGCAGCCGAACGGCGGCGACTGTGAACTCGGCTGGGACGATGAGATCGGCGGGAACGAACCCTACCGCGTGATTGACCCGCACTGGGTCGAAGCGCAGGAGATTGCCGAACCCGCCGAATGGCATCCGGCGCAGCAGCTCATCACCTACCTCGAAACGCTGTTCGACAGCGAGGAGCACGTCGGCTACGTCACCCGCTCGTTCTCGAACGAGGACGGCAAGGCCATGCCGACCAAGGGCGACTGGGCACGAACCGCCGGTCAGCTGGTGCAGGCGCTCTCTGCCTGCGGCGACGACATCGGCAGCGTGCTCGGTGACTACGACCCGGCGGTCGGCGCGTGGATCCGCTTCAACCCGCTCGACGGCAAGGGCATCCGCAACGAGAACGTCACCGCGTTCCGCTACGCGCTCGTCGAGTGCGACGGCATGGACATCGACCGCCAGAACGCGCTCATCCGCGAGCTGGAGCTGCCGGTGGCGTGTCTGGTGCACTCGGGCGGCAAGAGCGTGCACGCCATCGTTCACATTGATGCACCCGACTACCCAGAGTACCGCAAGCGGGTCGAATACTTGTACACGGTCTGCCGCAAGAACGGTCTGGAACTCGACCAGCAGAACCGCAATCCGTCGCGCCTGTCGCGTATGCCGGGCGTGATGCGAAAGGGGCACAAGCAGTTCCTCATCGACACCAACATCGGCAAGAGTGACTTTGCCGAGTGGCGCGAGTTCATTGAGAGCGCAACGGACGATTTACCCGACCCGGAGAGCATGAGCGCGGTCTGGGACGAGATGCCGCCGCTGGCTCCGGCACTCATCGGCGGCGTGCTCCGACAGGGACACAAGATGCTGCTTGCCGGACCGTCCAAGGCGGGCAAGTCGTTCGCACTGATCGAGCTGACCATCGCCATCGCGGAGGGCAAAAGCTGGCTCGGCTTTGACTGTGCACAGGGCAGAGTGCTGTACGTCAACCTCGAGCTCGACCGTGCCTCCTGCCTGCACCGCTTCAGGGACGTGTACGGCTGCCTCGGCTGGAAGCCTGAGCACCTCGGCAACATCGACATCTGGAACCTGCGCGGCAAGTCCGTGCCGATGGACAGGCTCACGCCGAAACTCATTCGCAGAGCGGTCAAGAAGGACTACATCGCGGTCATTATCGACCCGATTTACAAGGTCATCACCGGCGACGAGAACTCCGCCGACCAGATGGCGAACTTCTGCAACCAGTTTGACAAGGTGTGCACCGAACTCGGCTGCGCGACCATCTACTGTCACCACCATTCCAAGGGTGCACAGGGCGGCAAGCGCTCGATGGACCGCGCGAGCGGCTCCGGCGTGTTCGCCCGCGACCCGGATGCGCTGCTCGACCTCATCGAGCTCGAGGTGTCGGACGATTTACGCACCCAGATGGAGAACAACGCCGTCTGCCGTGTGTGCGGCGCGGCGCTCGAGGCAGCAGGAGAGAGCGACGAGGTATCGCAGGACGACCTGTGCAGCCAGCGTGCCGCCATGGATGCCTGCAAGCGGCTGCTCTCCGGCGTGGACTACAATCACCTGCTCGACCGCATCGCGGACACGAGAAAAGAGGTGCAGGCGCGGACGGCGTGGCGCATCGAGGGCACGCTGCGCGAGTTCCCGAAGTTCCCGCCGGTCAACCTGTGGTTCGAGTTTCCGGTGCACCGGCTGGACGGCAACGGCGCTTTGCAGGACATCAATCCGGACGAGGCTGCTCCGGCATGGCAGCGCGGCGCAAAGGCCCGCAAGGGCAAGGCAAAGCAGGCGAAGCAGAGCAAGAAGGAAGCGTTTGACACGGCGTACAACGCGCTGTGTCTGGGTGGGGATGCACCGACGGTGCAGGACATGATCGAATACTACACCGAGCAGAACGAGGACGGGGAAATGCAGGCACCGGCACAGCGGACAGTCTACCGCTGGGTCAAGGACTACGGATATACGATAGATAAAAATACTGGCAAAATCTTGAATGACACGACCTGAAATTTAAGGTCATGGCAAGAGTGTCACGACCTTTGACACGACCTTGCGTTTTAGGTGGTGGCGCTGTTGTCATAACCTGTGACACGACCTTGATTTTAGGTCATGGCGGCAGTGTCGCCACGACCATATATATACTACGTATATATTTTTGGCAATGTCACAGGTGACACAACCAGGTGGGTCAGTGTGTGAACGCACTCACCATGTGAGGGGGCTTTGAAGGCGCCCCTCACAGATGGTTGGAGAGCGCACACACGACTGGACCCGTCGCGCGAGAGGAGATAAGAAGAAAATGGTAACGCAGTTTTTCATGGCGATGCGCCCGCCGACGTGTACGGCGCAGGAGAAGCAGGTGCGGGTGGTACATGGCAAGCCGCAGTTCTACGAGCCGCAGGCGCTCGCCGCCGCACGCGCTAAGCTGTGCGCCTATCTCGGTCAGCACCGGCCGGAACAGCCGTATACAGGCGGCGTGCGGCTCGTAGTGAAGTGGCTGTTCCCGCGGGGGAAGCACCCGAACGGCAGCTACCGCACGACAAAGCCGGATACGGACAACCTGCAGAAGCTGCTCAAGGACTGCATGACCGCCGAGCACTTCTGGACGGACGATGCGCTGGTGTGCTCGGAGATCACGGAGAAATTCTGGGCGGACACGCCCGGCATCTGGATTCACATCGAGCCGGTGGAGGGCTGATATGGACTTTGAGGAGATGAACCAGCGGGCATACGACCGCAAACCCGAGCCGGACGGTCTGACACCCGCCGAGCGCATGATCTGGCTGGCACTGCGGCTGCTGTATGAGCTGCACTTTCACGGCGGCCTGACCCGCAACGAGGGCGTGGCGTATAAGCAGGAGCTGAAAAAAGATTACGAGCGTAACCTCGCGCAGGAGGCCGAGTGGCTGCGTGCCGGTACGGCAATGAAGCTGCTGCGGCAAAGCGAGAACCCCGAGGTGAAGAAGATCGTCGGGGAAGTTGAAACGATGTTTTGAGGAGGAGAACAATGGCAAAATGTAAATTCTGTGGGGAGCCGGTTAAGGCTGCACCGGTGGCTCATGCCGAGTGCATGGAGAAGCAGCTCAATGACATGGAACAGGATATGCGGCTGCTGGTGTCCGGCGATGCAGACCCGTGTGAGATGTGCGCGCACTGCTGCGCCGACGGTAAGCCGGTGTACCGGCCTAACGAGGAGTACATGGCGTTCTGCGATAAGTGCGATGAGGATTACAGTAAATTTGTCTGGAGGGGTCGTAATGAGGACAGCTGAACAGGCAATGTCGGACTACCAGTTCTTTAAGTCGCACGGCATCTGCCCGAATTGCGGAAAAGAAAAGGCTGCACCAGGTCGTGTGTGCTGTCTGAACTGCCTTGACAAACAGAATATACGCAGATTAGTGCGATGGGACAGCATGACCGAGGAGCAGAAAGAGCAGGTACGCAGCCGTGTCCGTCAGAGCGGCAAGGCGCTCTACAAACAGCGTAAGGCGGCGGGACTTTGCGTGCGGTGCGGCAAGCCTGCACAGAAAGGCTATGTGCGCTGCTATGAGTGCAACATCAAGAATACGAATTGTACACGCCGCCGCAGAAACCGCAAGTTGAGCGCCAAAGCACCCGGGATCTGCTGCTGGTGCAGCAATCCGGTCAAGCCCGGCTTTAAGCTGTGTCAGGCGCATTATAACCGTCAGGTGGAAATCCTGAATCGGGCACGGAGCAGCAGTGCGGTCAAGGAGAGCGTAGCTGTTCTGTGGAAGATGATCAAAATGCCGCAGAGGCACTGAGAGGAGAATGAGGCATGGAGAAAAAGAAAATCAAAAACCTGCACGTCCGTGTCAGCGGAGGCGTGAATGTATCGGGATCGCCATTCATGGTGCCGAAAACGTTCGACTGCATCATCACCAACGATGAAATCGGCAAGACACTGAGCATCAACGACGGCAATGTGCAGTTCACCATTCCGTTTGAGCCGATCGAGCGGTATTTGAAGTAGGAGGAAGATATGAAAGCAATCCGTAAAAAGCCCGGCTGTGAACCGGAACTGATCGACATCGACAACACGCTGGCAGCCTTGCAGACCGAGGTCGAGGGTTACATCGAGGTCATCACGCTGCCGTACGGCGCAGCGCTGATCTGCAATGAGGAGGGCCGTATCCTCGGCCTGTCGGACAACGGCCGTGTGTGCGGTGTGGATGTTGTAGGTACGGTGCTCATCGTCGGCACTAAGGGCGAGGAGTTCTGTGACGTTTCGCCGATTGACGGCTTTGTGGAGGTGCTGCGGCATGGCTGAATACATTGAGAAGCAATCCGCGCTGGATGCAATCTTAAGGGAACCGCCGGACGCGCATTATCCGAGCTGGTACATGGCTAAGATTAAGATGCTGCCTGCCGCCGACGTTGTGCCGGTGGTGCATGGGCGGTGGGGCACGGGACGGTTCAATCTGGAAACGGGAAACTATGAGGAGCAGTGCACCCGCTGCCGGAATTTCTCGAAAGAGTACGGCAAGCCTTACTGCCCCAACTGCGGGGCGAAGCTGGACGGAGGAACAGAATGACGATTGAACAAGCTATACGGATCCTTGATCCTGAGACCTCAGCAGCAGCCCTTGGTGAGATCGAATACTATGGCGGTCTGCACGGCCACGAGAAGATGATGGTCGCCTGCGACGAAGCCTGCCGCATGGCGGTTCAAATTATGAGAAAATACATGGAGGAACAAAAATGAAAAAGAAAATCATGGCGGCACTGCTCTGCGGTGCTATGATGTGTAGTCTGTCGGCCTGCAGGGAGAGCGAGCGCGTTGCGTACAACATCTCGAAGGAGGCGGACAATTTCAACGTCACGCGCCGTCTGGAAGTCATCAACGCGCGTACGGACAAGCCGGTGTTTGAGCTGATCGGCAACTTCGCCATCTCGAACAACAGCGAGAACGAGCTGGAGGTGACTGTCGAGACCGGGCAGGGCGTTTACAAGAAACACCTTGTGTACCTCAACGACTGGACGATCTACGTTGTGGAGGACGTCAGTGGCGCTTACGTGGACAAGTTCCACTACGAGGTGAATTTCCTGCCGGAGATGATCATTCCGGTTACGGTGACGTCGCATGACTAAATACAGCGACAAGGTTCGGCGCTACTTAGCATGGAGGTACGGCAATGAAGAAAAAGCGGGTCAATCCGCACAGGCGTCCGGCGACACTGGCGGACGTCAACAAGGCAAAGATAGCCGCGCAGAACGAGGCGGTAACAACAGCATGGGCAATCTTTTTCTCGGCGCTGCGGGATAAGGAGGGCTTCGGCTACACACGGCTCCGGCGGGTCTGGGACGAGGTAAACTACCTCGCGGACAGCGTTTCCAAAGGCTATGTGTCGATCGCCGATCTCGAAAAGGAACTCGAAGACTACGGAATCACGTTGAGGTAGGATTATGACAACAAAAGATTGGCTGAACCGCGGGTGGGCACTCGACCGCGAGATTACGGCTTTGGAGAGTGCCAAGCGCCGGGCGTATGACCGCTGCGTGTCCGGCGTGGCATCGGTGAGCGGTGCACCGGGCGGCGGCGGTGCCTCAGACGGCGGCCTGAGCCGCTACGCCGACTTTGCCGCACAGGTGGATGCCCAGATCGACAAGCTCATTGGCATCAAGCAGGAGATCGCGGCGGTTATCGCGCAGGTGCCGGATACGACTCTGCGGACACTTCTCACAAAGCGGTACTTAAACTTCGAGAAGTGGGAGAAAATCGCGGTTGACCTGAATTATTCGTGGCGGCAGGTGATGCGCCTGCATGGACAGGCATTGCACACCGCCGAACCAATTATCGCAAGAATGGCATAGGATGTCATGGTATGTCATATTGTTCCGTGCTATACTGGTATCATGAAGTTCAGCGGGAATGAAACCGAGGTCCCGCGTTTCTCCTGCTTCATGTTTGGAACACCTCCGGAAAGGCACTCTTGGAAACAAGGGTGCTTTTTCGTGCCAGCTTGACAAATATAATATAATACGGTAATATGAGCAAAAAAGAATAGCCGAAGTCATATACTTCGACTATTCAAGGGATAAGAGTGTGTATTGTGATGGGAGTTAACTGTTTAGAATAGCGTTAATCAGGGAATCTTTGTTCCAGCCCACCATTACAGTTGCATTATCCTGCACTTTAGAGGGAATCCGCTGCTGTCCCCAGGGCTTCAAACCGATGATATATTTGTCATAATCGGTAGAAGTGTCAATTTCAAAGTCAATCCATTCACTGTGTGCGGCGTACATACCGGAAATAATGATTACTTTGGACGCAGGACTAATCTGATTTTTCAGAAGGTTTTTTAAGGTGGTTTTACCGGCTGGCTGAGTAGGATCAATTAAGGGGTCATGCACAGGTACAGAATAATTTTTCCATGTCAAGAGTCCTTCGTCTTGAGCTTCATTTAACCAGGAAACCACTTTTTTGTAGTCATCAGAATATTTCCATGCGTGACTGATGAAGATATTATATAATGCCAAAAAAATCATCCTTTCGTATTTAGGAGGTTTACTATGCCTGAAACTAAGAAGTACCGAAAAAAACCGGTGATTGTCAAAGCATACAGGACGGATAAAAAAATGACAATACACACTCTTGAAGGGGATATGATAGCTTCTGTAGGGGATTATATTATTACTGGGGTCAATGGAGAACAATACCCATGTAAGCCCGATATTTTTGAAAAAACCTACGAGTTGTGCGATGAATCGGATGTGGAGTCTTGACTCTGAGAACGAGGAGCGTTAGCGGCGACCCAAGTTTGAAATTCTTTGGTCATATACTCTTCGCAAGAAACCACAAGTATATTAAACGCTTCGCTGACGGACAAATTTTGAAATTCGCCTGTGTGTGTCAAATACCGGTGTAATATGCTTTGCAGAATTTCACAGTTGCTTCGATAGCGAACCCATAAGTCTTGAAAATGATATAGGGATAATATTGCAGAAATAACAGTTACACCTGAACTGATAATGGCTATTAAAATATTGATCCCTCGGCATGATAGCATATCTGATAAGAGAGTTAAGATAGGAATAATCGCGCTTAAAACGATGGATGCTACGGACCAATGCTTAAAATCAGACTGTGCTTGGACAGCTTTCTTATTATACCAATCAATTTGATCTAAAATGCGGTTTTTAACGTACCATTTTTCGAAATTGGTATCGAATACAGATAGATAATCCTGAAAATTCGATGAAGGTGAATATGTGGATTGGTGAGATGGATGTATAAATCCATGAATGCGTTCTCGTAAATTAGGCATGATACTCCTCCTATAGATAGGGTACTATTAGTATAGCATAAAATTCCAGATTACACAATCGAACAATTTGTAAACCGTCTACTTCGTAGGCGGTTTTCTTTTACCCATTTTCAGAAAGGACGGTGAGCACGTGAGCAAACTGACAGCCAAGCAGCAGGCTTGGGTGGATTATTACAAGCAGGGCAAGACGGCGGCAGAAGCGGCGCGGCTTGCCGGATACAAGGCGAGGGATGACAACGGATTTCAGTCCATCGGCAGTGAAAACCTGCGGAAACTTGCTGTTTTCATCGCAGACCGCGACAAGCTGCTTGAAACGCCGCGCATTGCCGACATGGAGGAGATCAACGCCTTCTGGACGAACGTCATGCGTGACAAGGGCGAGGAAACCAAGGACCGGCTCAAGGCTTCAGAGCTGAGAGCCAAGGCGGCGGGCGCGTTTGTGCAGAAAATCGAGCACTCCGGCACTCTCGAGGTGGAAAACCCGCTTGCCGGTCTGACCACAGAGGAGCTGCGGAAGCTGGCGGACGATGGTTGACCCTCGCATTCGCAGGGCGGCTCGCATAGAGCTTGCCCGGCGTGATTTCTGGTCGTTCTGCAAGCTGATGGCGCCGGACTTCTACCGCGAGGACAGGCCGTACCTCAAAACGCTGTGCAGGCGCTTGCAGGCGTTCTGCGAGAGCGACCGCAAGGTACTGGTGGTCAATATGCCGCCGCGCCACGGCAAGAGCCGCACGGCGGTGCTGCTGAGCCAGTGGCTGTTCGGGCGCGATCCGTCCGAGCAGATCATGACCGGCAGCTACAACGAAACGCTGTCTACAACGTTCGCACGGGCAGTCCGTGACGGCATTGCGGAGGAAAAATTCGACCCGAACCGCATTGTGTTCTCGGACATTTTTCCGGCGACACGCATCAAGTACGGCGAGGCCGCTGCGGGCAAGTGGGCGCTCGAGGGGCAGTACGCAAGCTACCTCGCAACCTCTCCTGGCGGCACGGCGACCGGCTTCGGCGCACGCAAGCTGATTCTCGATGACCTGATCAAGAAAGCCGAGGAAGCGTTCAACGAGGGTGCACTCGACAAGCAGTGGCAGTGGTTCACGGACACCATGCTGTCCCGAACCGAAACCGGCTACAAGATCGTTATCATCATGACGCGCTGGGCGACCGGCGACCTCGCAGGCCGTGCGCTGGAGCACTGGCCGGATGCGGAACTCATCACGATGAAAGCCTTGCAGGACGACGGTACCATGCTGTGCGATGCGGTTCTCACCCGTGAGGACTACGAGGACAAGGTTCGCACGATGAGCGAGGAGATCGCCAGCGCGAACTACCAGCAGCAGCCGATCGACCTGAAAGGCCGTCTGTACAGCAGCTTCAAGACCTACACGGACATTCCGCGCGATGCAAACGGCAGGCCGCTGTTCACGCATATCCGCAGCTACACCGACACGGCGGACACCGGCGCGGACTATCTGTGCAGCATCATCTACGGCGAGTATAACCACGAGGCCTATGTGCTCGACATCTACTACACCAAGGACCCGATGGAGATCACCGAGCCGGAAACCGCACGGCGGCTGCTGGCGCACGGCGTAAACCTTGCGAAAATCGAGAGCAACAACGGCGGCCGCGGCTTTGCCCGCAACGTGCAGGAGCAGCTAAAACGGCTTGGTTCCAACCGCTGCCGTGTGGAGTGGTTCCACCAGAGCGAAAACAAGGTCGCGCGTATCCTCACCAACTCGACGTGGGTGCAGGATCATATTTATTATCCGGTCAACTGGCGTGACCGCTGGCCGGAGTACGCGAAAGCAATGCTGCATTATCAGAAAGAGGGCAAAAACGCCCACGATGACGCTCCCGACGCGACAACCGGCGTTGCGGAGCAGTTTACCAGGAAAGGAGGGGTCAGCGTATGGTGAAAGTGAACAGCCGCACGATTCAGCGGCTTTTGCAGGGGCACGGGCAGTTCATCCGCGAGGCGGACGAGGCGCGGCGCTATTACAGCAACGTCAACCGCATCAAGCAGGACAACAGCGTTTTGCAGCGGCAGGCAGAGACCGAACAGGCGCTCGGCAATCCGCTGCACCTCGCGGACAACCGCATTTCGCACTCGTGGCATAATCTGCTCGTGACGCAGAAGGTTTCCTACGCGCTGAGCTACCCGCCGGTGTTTGACGTGGGGAACAAGACCGCCAACGAGCGAATCGCAGAGATTCTCGGAGATCAGTACACTGCAACGGCCATGCAGCTCGGCATTGACGCGAGCAACACCTCGGTCGGCTGGCTGCATTACTGGCGCGGCACAGACGGCAGGTTCCGCTACCACACCGTAGACCCGGAACAGATTGTGCCGGTGTTCTCCGGTACACTGGAGAGCGACCTCGTCGGCGTGCTGCGCTGCTACACCATGCTCGACCCGCAGAGCGGTCAGACCGTGCAGGTGTGCGAATACTGGGATGACACGACCTGCCGGTTCTACCGTCAGAACGGCGTGTCCGGCAATTACACCTACTTCGAATATCCGGAAGTCGGGCAGGAGCTGCGGCACGGCCTCGGCGCGGTGCCGTTTATCCCGTTCTACAACAACGCCGACCGGCGGGGCGACCTGCCGCTGTACCGCGACCTGATCGACGCCTACGACAAGGTGGTTTCCGGCTTCGCCAACGATATGGAGGACGTACAGGAGGTCATCTTCGTCATCAAGAACTACGGCGGCACGGACAAGACCGAGTTCATGAGCGACCTCAAAAAGAGCAAGCTCATCAAGGTCGAGGGGGACGGCGGCGTGGACACCATTCGCGCGGAGATCCCGTTTGAGGCGCGGAACGCCTTCCTCGAAAGAACCCGCCGTCAGATCTTCGTTTCCGGCATGGGCGTTGACCCGAACCCTGAGAATTTCGGCAACTCGTCCGGTGTGGCGCTCAAGTACCTGTACAGTCTGCTGGAGCTCAAGGCCGTGATGCTGGAAACGCAGTTCCGCAGCGGTTTCGCCGAGCTGGTACGCGCTATCTGCCGACTGGAGGGTATCGCACAGCCGAAACGCATTCTCCAGACCTGGACGCGCAACATGGTCCAGAACGACCTTGAAACCGCACAGATCGCGCAGCAGTCGGTCGGCATTATCTCGGACAGAACCATCCTCGCAAACCATCCGTGGGTAGACGATGCCGAGAGCGAGCAAAAGCAGTTGGAAAAGGAACAGCAGGCGGCAGCCGAGAAGCAGCCGCAGTTTCAGTTTCCGCCAAAGGACGGTGTAGGCGATGGCAGCAGCGGATAAGCTGAACGGCGCCTACTGGCGCAAGCGTGCCATCGAGCTGGCCGAAAAGCAGAAACGCGAGGACGATGACCTGTGCCGCCGCGTCAGCCGTGAGTACGAGCGCATTCTGCATGAGCTTGACCGCGAACTGACCCTGTTCTACGCCAGATACACCGCAAACGAAAGCGTCAGCATGGCAGACGCACGCAGGCTACTGCGGGATGCAGAGTTGGAGGACTTCCGGATGTCACTGGACGAGTTCCGCGACAAGGCGCTTGCTGGCGGCTTTGACAAGGAATTGGAGGAGGTTTATCTCCGGTCGCGCATCTCACGCTTACAGGCGTTGCAGACACAGGTTGAACTGCGGATGAGGGAGCTGTTCGGCTCTCAGCGCGATGTGCTGCGTGACCATTTGCAGGAGCGTTACACCGACACCTACTACCGCACGGTGTACGCCGTCAGTCAGCAGATGAATGTTGCAAGCACATTCGCTCGCATTGACCCGCAGACGGTCGAGAAGATACTCGCCGCGCCGTGGCTCGGCAGTGAGTTTTCCTCACGCATCTGGGCAGACAAGGACAAGCTGACCCGTGAGCTGATGCAGACGCTCTCACGCGGCTTTGTCCGCGGCGACTCGCTCGACCGCATGACGAAAGAGTTTGCCAAGCACATGGGCGTGTCCGAGAGCCGCGCGGCAACGCTCATCCACACCGAGAGCGCCCATATCGCCGCTGAGGCGACCGAACGGGGCTATCGGGAAACCGGCGTCAAGTCCTATCGGTTCGAGGCGGCGCTCGACCTCAAGACCTGCGCAGTGTGCGGTGCTCTGGATCAGCGCGAGTTTCCGCTTGCGGAGCATGAAACCGGCATTAACTATCCGCCGCTGCATCCGCGCTGCCGGTGTACCACCGTTCCGGTGACGGAGTTCCGGATTGGCAGTAAGCGTGCAGCCAGAAACCCCACGACCGGCAAGACCGAGTATGTCGAGAAGAAATTGACATATGAGGAATGGCGGAAGAAGTATGTTGATGGGGACGCAGACAAAACCGAGTGGGAAGAATATCAGCGCGTCTTGGGTGAAAAAGCACCGAAAACGCTTGAAGAATTCCGCAATATCAAGTATACTGAAAGTAAGAAATGGGGGATAATGATGGAGAACAAACGCCTGTTTGAGAAAATCGACAGCACCGAAACCTATTCCCCGGAGTACCGCGCCAAGCTGAAAGAAACCTATCAGTATTTCAGCGATGCCGGATTTGCGTTCCGTGAGCACGCACTCAACCGTGTGCTCGGTCAGAAAACCGGCAAGGATAAATTCACGTTCACCAAGGAAGAATTACTGCGTATACTGAATAAGCCCGCAAACTACCAACAGCCGGACGGCAAATATGTTCGTTTTTACGACGGCATTTCTGTTATTTCGGCGGATGACACCGGCGAGATCGTCAGTGTGGTAGTCAAGCGGACGCCAAGAAAGGACTGGACTGCGTTATGAAATACACCAATGAACTGATGCTGATGATTGCAAAGTTCCTGTACGGCGAGTACGATGCAGAGCGTTTTTCGTTCGATTTCCCTGCAACGCTTTCGGATGCGTATGACGCTTTTCAGCAGGAAAACCCTGACCTGTGCGACTATCTGGAAGAAGAAATGCCGGATGCGTGCGGCTACTTTGATCCGCATAACACCGGTGACCCGGATACGCTGAACGAACAGCAGTTCCGCATGAAGGTCATGGGAATTTACCAGAACGCGCTGCCGATGTCCATGCGGCCGGCATCGTAACAAATTGTTTGCGAAAATTGATAGAAAAGATATTTTGAAGTAGAGATTGTGCTGCTACGCACCCTCCGGGTCAAAAGAAATGTGGGAAGGGGCACACCCACCAAAATACCAGAGATCCCGATAAGGGCGCTTCGGAAACGAGGCGCCTTTGTCGTACAATTTAAGAACTAACCACCAAGACAACTGTCAAGGTGGTTTTTTCATACCCATTTTTCGATGAAAGGAGCAAAAAACAATGGAATTTCTCAAAACCCTTTTTGAAAAGGGCGCACTGACCTGGGAGCAGTTCCAGCAGGCGGCGAAGGACGCAAAGTTTGAGGTCGTCAACGCCGCCGGCGGCGCTTACGTTCCCAAGGCCGACCTGGACACCAAGGCGCAGGAGTTGGCCACGGCGAACAACACCATCAAGGACCTGCGTGCCGCCGCCAAGGCGTGGGACGGCAAGGACCCGAAGAAGCTGGAGGACGACCTCAAGACCCTCCAGACTAAGTACGATACCGACACCGCGAACATCCGCCGTGATGCGGCGATCGACCTGGCACTGACCCGTGCTCATGCACGCGATCCGCAGCTGACCCGCGCGGCGCTCTCGATGGACGACATCAAGATCGGCACGGACGGCAAGATCACCGGCCTTGACGCGCAGGTCGAAAGTCTGAAAAAGGACAAGGCATGGCTGTTCGAGGAAGACGGTGCAGGTCAGTCCGGCAAGCAGGGCGACAAGGGCGGAAACCCGAACGGCGGTCAGGGCGGCGGCTACAATCCGCAGTCCGGCGGCAACCCGAACACGGTAAACGACCTCGGTTCCGCTCTCGCAGAAGTATACAACACCAACGGCTAACAGAAAGAAGGAATGAAAAATGCCTATCACTCTCGCACAGGCAAAGGTCGGCATGGCAAACCATGTGGACCAGCAGGTTATTGATCAGTTCCGCCGCGGCTCCATGCTGCTGGAGGCACTGACCTTTGACAACTCGGTATCGCCCGGTACCGGCGGCTCTACGCTGACCTATGGCTACACTCAGCTCAAGACTCCGGCAGGCGCGGACTTCCGTGACATCAACGCCGACTACGCCGAAACCGTAGCCGACCGCGAAACCAAGTCGGTTGACCTCAAGATTTTCGGCGGTACGTTCAAGATCGACCGCGTCCTCGCGAATACCGCAAACGGTCAGATCAACGAGGTGCAGTTCCAGCTCGAGGAGCACATCAAGGCGACCACCAACCTGTTCCACTACACCGCCATCAACGGCGACAAGGGCACCAAGGGCTTTGACGGTCTGGATACGCTGCTTGTCGGCACCTCCACCGAGCTCAACGCCGACGCCTCCAAGGCGATCGATCTGTCCACCTCGGCGGCCATCGACACCAACTACAAGACCGTGCTCGATATGCTCGACGAGTTCCTCTCCGAGCTGGACGGCGTGCCGACTATGCTCATCGGCAATGCGGCGCTGCTGACCAAGATCCGCTCCTGCGCCCGCCGTGCCGGTTATCTGACCCACTCCGAGGACGCTTTCGGCCGTCAGATGAGCGGTTACAACGGCATTCCGTTCATGGATATGCAGTATTACTACGACACCGCCGAGAAGAAGGAAAAGCCGGTCGTGCCGATTACGTCGCGTGAATACGGCGCGTCCTCGTCTAAGACCACGGTTACGGGTCTGACCGACCTGTACGCAGTCCGTCTGGGTCTGGACGGTTTCCACGCCGTATCTCCGATGGGCGGCAAGGTGATCTCGACCACGCTGCCGGATTTCTCTACCGCAGGCCCGGTCAAGGCCGGTGATGTCGAGATGGTTGCGGCAACCGTGCTCAAGAAGTCCCGCGCAGCCGGCGTACTGCGCAACTTCAAGGTAAAGTGAGGGAAGCGCTATGTACAAGATCAAGGCACCGAGCGAGGGGTACGACCGCAAGATCGGCGGCGTGCAGTTCGTGAATGGTGAGGCACAGACGGATAACGAGTGGCTCGCAAGCTGGTTCTCCGGACGTACGGGCTTTACCGTAGAAACCGTGACCGCCGAGGAGGAAACCGAGCCGACCGAGGACAAACCGAGGGGGAAGCGCAGAAATGACAAGGGAAACGCTGATGCTGCGGGCGCAAAGTCTGCTGCCGAACCTGCCGCAGGAAACGCTTGAGTTCGCCTGCGAACTGGTGCTCGAGCAGATCTGCAATTACTGCAATCTGACCGAAGCACCGGACGGTCTGACGAACACGGCGGCGCTGATGGTGCGCGGTCTGGTAAACGGCGTACAGCTCCAGAACGAGAATATGCAGCCTGCCGCAAAGGGCGTGTCCAGAGGGGATACGTCCTTTTCCTTTGCAACCGCAGCGGAACAGCTGGCGGCACTGGCAGGCTCAGGCGACTTCCTCACCGACTACAAGGCGCAGCTGAACGCCTATCGAAAGATGAGGTGGTAGTATGCTCGGCAATCCGGAGCTGGAGCGTGCGCTGCTGGAGCAGACCTATGACGGCGTGATGACCGTCACCGGCGCAAGCAAACAGGAAGTGGGCGGCGAAACCGTTGTTACACCGGACGCGGTGCTGCACGAGAATATCCCGTGTGCGCTGTCGTTCTCGGGCACACCGGACAGCAAGACGGACGCAAACAGCGGTCAGATCAGCTATCAGGCGACGATTTACTGTGCCCCGGACTTGACCGTTCCGGCAGGCTGCCGCATTGCAGTTCAGCAGTACGGCGCGACCTATCGGCTGAAATACAGCGGCGAGAGCGCGGTCTATCCGACGCACCAGCAGCTTTCCGCCGTCCGAGAGGAGCGAGTGTAATGGCAAGCTGGGGAAGCTGTGATTTTCACGAGCTGCGCGACTTAAACGAACGCATTAAGGCCGCCGCCAGCGAACCGGAGATGGACGCTTTCTACACCGGCCTGCTCGATGAGATGATGAACGGCCTGCTGACCGACGTCAAGGAACTGACACCGGTTGACCGCGGTCATCTGCGGCGCAACTGGTTCATCACCAAGGCGAAGCGCAGCGGCAAGGTGTACCACGCGGATATTTATAACAATATCGAGTATGCACCATACGTCGAGAACGGCCACCGGCAGGAGGTCGGACGGTACGTTCCGGCCATCGGCAAGCGCCTTGTGAACGGCTTTGTCGAGGGCAGGCATATGCTGCGTGAGGGTCTGCTCGACTTCCAGAAAGAAGCGCCGGACTTTATCAAGGCCAAAAGCGAGGAATTTCTCAGCCGCATGATGGAGGGCAAATGATTAACGTAGTACAGGAAATCGTCGATAAGCTGCGCACGGTCTATCCATCGGCGCAGTACGACATCTACACCGAACGTATCGAGCAGGGCTTCTCTGCGCCGTGCTTCTCCATTCGGCAGCTTCGTGCGGACGTCACGCCGTACCCGTCCGGCCTGCATGAGATCGTGCAGCACATGGACGTGCGGTTCTTCCCGTCGGACGGCCGTCCGCAGGAGCAGTGCCGAGAGACTGCACAGACGCTCACGCTGCTGCTGCGGCGCACGGAAAGCCTGCGCGGGAGCAATCTCTCGTGGGAAATTACAGACGAGGTGCTGCACTTCTTCGCAGACTACCGGCAGTTTGTCCGGGAAATCCCGGAAGATATTCCGATGGAGAATTTGCAGACCACCGTAGGAACGGAGAACGAAAATGGCAGTTAAACGCAAAACCGAGGCAGGAGCACCGGCGTTTACCGGCGCACAGCTCCTGACCTTCGACAGATACCGCGAGCGGCGCGACCTGCTGGGTGTGCTGCTCGACAAGGATCAGCGCTACACCTTTTCCGAGGTTGACGCGCTCATTGACAACTTTATGAAAGGCAAGGTGAATTAAATGGCTTTAGGCGGCGGTATGTATACCGTACAGAACAAGCTTCTGCCCGGTGCGTACATCAACTTTGTATCGGCGGCTCGCGCGTCTGCGACCCTGGGCGACCGCGGCACGGCGGCTTTCCCGCTGTCCCTCGACTGGGGACCGGAGAACGAGGTCGTGACCATCGAGAACAGCGAGTTCCAGAAGGGCTCACTTGCGCTGACCGGCTACGCCTACACGGCGGACGAGCTGCGTCCGCTGCGCGAGATCTTCGCAAATGCCAAGACGCTGCACCTGTTCCGTCTGAACAGCGGCGGTGCAAAGGCAGCCTGCAAGTACGCGGAGGCGAAGTATCCGGGCAAGATCGGCAACGAACTGAAGATCGTGATTCAGCAGAACGAGGGCTTCACGGTATCGACGAACGAGGTCTACGACGTTTCGACCTACCTCGGCACGACCCTTGTGGACACGCAGAAGGCAGTTAAGGCAGTTTCCGACCTTTCCGACAACGACTATCTGCACTGGAAGGGCAGCGAGGCGCTGACCGAGAACGCGGGCCTGCTGCTCACCGGCGGCACGACCGGCGCGGTGCAGGATGCAGCTTACCAGACGTTCCTCGACAAGATCGAGCCGTACAGCTTCAATGCGGTCGGCTGCGACACGAAGAACAGCACGGTCAAGGGTCTGTTCGCCAACTGGACGCGCCGCCTGCGTGATGAGCAGGGCGTGAAGTTCCAGTGCGTGCTGCATGGCTATCCTGCGGCAGACTATGAGGGCGTGATTTCCGTCAAGAACGGTCTGGTCGGTGCATCTGACGATCCGTCGGCGGTTTACTGGACGACCGGCGCGGAATCCGCGTGCGCGGTCAACCGCTCGATGACCAACTCGACCTACACCGGCGAGTACGACATCGACACCAATTACACCCAGACCCAGCTTGAAAAGGCAATCAAGGCCGGTGAGTTCACGTTCCACCGTGTGGGTGAGCAGACGCGCGTGCTGACCGACATCAACACGTTCGTGTCCGTCACGGACGAAAAGAGCGCGGATTTCTCGTCCAATCAGGTCATGCGCGTGCTCGACCAGATCGCCAATGACATCGCAAGCCTGTTTAACTCGAAGTACCTTGGCAAGGTGCAGAACGACGCAAGCGGCCGCGTGAGCCTGTGGAGCGACATTGTAGCGCACCACACCCAGCTCCAGACCATCCGCGCCATTGAGAACTTCGACAGCAGCAGCGTCACCGTGTCGCAGGGCGACATGAAGAAGTCTGTTGCGGTCGAGGACCATGTACAGCCGGTTTCCGCGATGGAACAGCTTTACATGAAGGTAATCGTTGAATAAAGGAGGGAAAAGTCATGCTGAACGCTCCTGTTATGGAAGCAAATGATGCGGTATCCGGTTCGATGGCCGAGTGCTACGTCACCATTGACGGCAACCGCTACAATATGATGCAGCTGTACAGCTTTGAGTCGTCCGCGAAGGTCAATTCGCAGGACGTGAAAATCCTCGGCCGTACCGGCATCGGTAAGAAGCCGACCGGCTGGTCCGGTTCGTGGAAGGGCACGGCGCACTTTAACCAGAGCGTGTTCCGCCGCTGGTTCCTGACCTACTGCAAGACCGGCAGGATGACGCCGTTTGAGATTCAGGTGTCCAATGAGGATCCGTCCTCGTCCGCCGGCCGTCAGACTATCACGCACACCGGCTGCCTGATCGACAGTTCGATTCTGGCGAAGTTCGACGCAGGCGACAGTCTGCTTGACGAGGAGCTTTCCGGTACGTTCGACGGCTGGGATATGCCCGAGGAGTTTACCGAACTGTCCGGTATGGAATAAGGAGGAATTTGTACAATGGGTAATCTTACCGCATTTCTGGCGCAGAACGCCAAGCAGGTTGAAAACGTGAAGCTGGTCGTGTCTGACCGCTTCACCGATGAGGACGGCAAGCCGCTCGAGTGGGAGGTGCGCTGCATTTCCTCGCGCGAGGACGAAACACTGCGCCGCGACTGCCAGTACCGCGTACAGGTGCCGGGCAAGCGCGGCAGCTTCCGTCAGGAATTCGACAACGTGCTGTACCTTGCCAAGCTGGCAGCCGCCTGCACGGTTTATCCGAACCTCAACGACGCAGAACTGCAGGACAGCTACGGCGTGAAATGCGCCGAGGAGCTGATCTCGGCCATGCTGACGCCGGGCGAGTATACGAACTACACGGAAAAGCTGTTCGACATCTGCGGCTTTGGTGATGCTCCTGATCTGGTGGAACAGGCAAAAAACTGATTCGGGACGGGGATGACGAGGCTTCCGTCGCACATTTCTGCCTGCAGGAGCTTCACATCCTGCCGTCCGCATTTTTGAGCCTGCCGACGGAAGAGAGAGCCTTTATCACAGCTTCGTGCATTGTGCGAGGTGAGGAAGAGGAAAAGGCGCTGGATAAGACGAAACGAGGGAGGTGAGTTCTATGGCACTATCCAACACCGTCCAGCTGCGCGATGGCATGAGTAATGTACTCAGCCGTATTTCGTCCAGCCTGAGTACGGTCAACGACCGGTTTGAACGGATGCAGAGCCTGACCGAACAGGCTGCACCGACCGGTCTTTATTCACAATTTAACAGCGAATTGACGGGTGTGCGCGAAGAACTCACCCGAACCGTGAGCGAAGTCGAGGAGCTGCGGAGCAGCATGACCTCGGCGCAGCCGCCGGCGGAAAACCTGACGGCCTCACTTAAAAAGCTGGGCACCGCGTTCCTCGGCTCCAAGCTGGTGAGCGGTATCGTGAGTATGTCGGACGAAATGACGCAGACCACGGCGCGTCTGAATCTGATGAACGACGGTCTGCAAAGCACCGCCGACCTGCAGGAGCTGATCTATCAGTCGGCTATGCGTTCGCGCGGCGCGTACAACGCTACGGCGGATGCGGTCGCGAAGATGGGTCTGCTGGCCGGTGACGCATTCAGCAGCAATCAGGAAACGATCGCGTTTGTCGAGCAGCTGAACAAGCAGTTCAAGATCGCCGGCACCTCGGCAGAGGGACAGGCCGCCGCCATGCTGCAGATCACGCAGGCGATGGGTTCCGGTGTCCTGCGCGGCGAGGAGCTGAACTCGGTATTCGAGCAGGCACCGACCATCATTCAGTCGATTGCGGATTACCTCGGCGTATCGGTCGGTGAGATCCGCAGCATGGCGCAGGAGGGCGAGCTGACGGCGGGCGTTGTCAAGTCCGCGCTGCTGTCCTCGGCGGAGGAAACCAACCAGAAGTTCAACGAGATTCCGCTCACCTGGTCGGACGTCTGGACGCAGGCCAGCAATATGGCGATCATGGCCTTGCAGCCGCTGCTCGAAGCCATCAACTGGGTGGCGAACAACATCGAGATCATTGGTCCGCTGGTGCTTGCGGCCGCGGCAGCCTTTGCGCTGTTTGCGGTAGCGGCGAACTGGACAAAGATCTGCGCTGCGGCTACGAAGGCGCTGACAGCCGCGCAGAAAATGCTCAATGCGGTCATGTCGCTCAACCCGATCGTGCTGATTATCGGCTCGATCATCATTCTCATCGGCGTGATCGCGGCGTACATCAACTACACGAACCGGGCGAAGAACGAAACGACGAGCGCTGTCGGCGTGATCTGCGGCCTGTTTGCGATGGCAGGCGCGTTTGTCTACAATATGTTCTATCTGCCGGTCTACAACGTGATTGCCGATCTTATCAACTTCCTCGGCAACGTGTTCCAGCACCCGATTGCGTCGATTGAGATTTTGTTTTTGCAGCTCAGCCAGTATGTTGTCGGCGTCATCCGCGGTATGGTGAGGACAATCGAGAAGCTCATCAATCTTATTCCGGGCGTGAAGATCAATATCACCAGCGGTCTGGACACATTCTACGACAGCTACACCGACAGCATTCAGAAGATCAAGGATCAGTCCGGGTGGACGGAGTACGTGAAGCACAAGGAGAAGATCGAGTATTCAACGGCTTACGCCAACGGTTACAACTGGGGCGCAAACCTCCAGAACAGCATCTCCGAAAAGCTGGGTCTTGACCTGCCGGACGATCCGGCAACGGGCCTGCTGTCCAACATCGCGGACAACACCGCACAGATTGCGGACGATGTGAGCGTATCCTCGGACGACATCAAGCTGCTGCGCGATATTGCCGAGCGGCAGGTCATCAACAAGTACACCACCGCCGAGATCAAGGTGGAAATGGTCAACCACAACAACATCTCGAACGAGATGGATCTGGACGGCGTAGTCAATCTGTTGGAAGCCAAGGTCACCGAGGCGCTTGTCACCAGTGCAGAGGGGGTGCATATCTGATGTACGAGTTTTACATGGACGGTGTGCGCCTTCCGGTTACGCCGAGTGCGCTGACCATCAAGATCAGCAACCAGAACAAGACCATCAACCTCATCAACGAGGGGCAGCGCAACATCATCAAGACACCCGGATTGAGTAAGTACAGCTTCAATGCGCTCCTGCCGAACAGGGAATACCCGTTTGCCTGTTACCCGAACGGCTACCAGCCGGCGCAGTATTATATGTCACTGCTGGAAAAGCTGAAACGCGAGTGCAAGCCGTTCGAGTTTTTGGTTATCCGCACGGATGACGCAGGCAATCTGCTGATGACGAACGACCCGGACAAGCCGCTCATGGTATCGTTGGAAAGCTACGAACTGAGCGAGGATGCCGGTAGCTACGGCGTTGACGTGATGGCGAAAATCGAACTGCTGACTTATGTGGATGTCAAGACCAAGCTGATCGAGTTCAAGAAAAGCGAGAGCAGCAGCAGCGGCACCAAGAAAGCGACCGTCACGCAGAAGCGCGACACCACAACCGCACCGGCCGGCAAGACGTATACCGTCAAGTCCGGTGATACGCTGTGGGACATTGCCCGGGTGAAGCTGGGGAACGGTACTAAGTGGCAGTCTATCTATAATCTGAACAAGGCTGCCATTGAAGCCGCAGCGAAGAAATACGGTAGATCAAGCAGCAGTAACGGCTGGTGGATCTACCCCGGTACCGTGCTCAAGCTGCCGAGTTAAGGAGGGGAGAACATGGGTAAATATGTTTGGCCGTGTCCGTCCTACTCACGTATGTCGAGCGGCTATGGTAACCGCGTACACCCAATTTACGGCACTGTCAAGTTTCATGATGGTGTTGACTTGGCAGCGGCATCGGGCGTGCCGATTCTCGCTTTTGGATCGGGCACTGTAACGGTATCTGGTTTGAACGGAGGTTATGGTAACTACATCAGTATTAACCATGGCGGCGGTCTGATGAGTTTCTACGGACATTGTTCGAAACTGTATGTTTCCAAGGGCGCAAAAGTCACCGCCGGTCAGAAAATCGCGGCCGTTGGTACAACTGGCAACTCGACCGGCTGTCACCTGCATTTTGGTATGCACTTGAACGGTTCGTCGGTCAATCCGCTGAACTATGTATCGTCGAAGGACACAGTATCTAACTATTCCGGCGCGAAGTCGGGCGGTACGGCAACGAACACTGTAAAGGCATTGTTCACGGCATACTATCCGGCGAATAATGCCATGGAGGGCGGTTTCCTTGATGCGCTCGGCAACAGGTTAGACCCAAGCAAGCATACCTGCGCTGCACCTCCGAGCGTACCGTTTGGTACTAAGGTTACAGTGCAGGGTACAGGTACAGCGCTTGATGGAGTGACGTACACGGTTAATGACCGTGGCGGTATGATTCAAATCGAAAACGGTGTGTACCACTTCGACCTCTTGATGTCCTCGAATGCCGAATGTAACAACTGGGGCAGGCGAAAAGGTACCGCCATCATCGGCGGTTCTGGTTCTTCAAGTTCGTCCGGTTCATCCGGTTTGAGTACCGAGAAGAAAAAGAAGGATATCACGACTGGTGTTGTTAAGTCTGTCACAGGTGCAGCAGGTACGCGCAAGGAAATCTTGCGTAATGTGCCGTCTTATCAGATGCCGGGCGCGGAGCTGATCATCCAGAACAGGAACGGTCAGCTTCAGCAGCCGATGATCGAGGGCGACATCGTGTGGGAAACCACCCGCAGCGGCGCGGCATCCTCGCTGACGTTTACGGTGGTCAAGGACGATACCCTCAATTTTCACGAGGGCAATCCAGTGTCGTTCCGGTTCAATGGCTCCAATGTCTTTTACGGCTACGTCTTTAAGAAGTCGCGCTCAGACAATCGGCTGATTAAGGTCACGGCCTATGACCAACTGCGCTATTTCAAGAACAAGGACACAATCTCGTACACCAACAAGACCTACGCCGAGGTGCTGAAAATGCTGGCTGCGGACTACGGTCTCAAGGTTGGTACCGTGACCGATACAAAGTACAAAATCCCGCAGCGTATCGAGGAGGGGACGCTCTTTGATATGCTCGGCAATGCCAGTGACCTGACCATCATCAACACCGGTAAGGTGTACGTCTTGTATGACGATTTCGGCAAGTTGTGCCTCAAACCCTACGAGAGCCTGCTCCTGCCGCTCTACATCGACGAGGACACCGCCCAGGGTTACAGCTACACGTCCTCGATTGACAGCGACGTGTACAACCGCATAAAGCTGGCGTGGGACAATGATGAAACCGGCGTGCGAGAAGTCCATGTCATGAACAACACGGCAAGTCAGAGCAAATGGGGCACGCTCCAGTATTACGAAAAGTTGGATAACGCCCTCAACACCGCTGACCTGCAAACCAAGGCCAAGGCGCTGATGAAATACTACAACATTATTCACCGCGAACTGACCATGCAGAAGGTGTTCGGGGATGTTCGGGCGCGTGCCGGTACTTCGGTCTGCGTCGGCATGGGCCTGGGCGACATCAACATCAAGAACTATATGTGCGTGGAGAAGGCTAAGCACACGTTCAGCAATGGCCTGTACACGATGGATTTGTACCTGAGCGGAATTCGAGGTGAGTTTAGTGCCTGATATGTTTAATGCCATGAAGCAGATTGCAGAAAACGTCTTTGAAGCAAGACGACCTGCTGACTGGTACTATGGCAAAGTTATTTCGTTATCGCCGTTTCAGGTACAGATTGACCAGAAGACAGTGCTTAAAAAGAACTTTCTGGCTGTCCGCGACGGCGTGAGCGCGTCCTCGTTTAAGGTAGGGGACAAGCTCATTCTGCTAAGGAAACAGGGCGGTCAGGAATATCTCATTTTAGACAAGAAAGGGGCGCTGTAATGCTGCCGACAGAGTATAATGACGATCTCGTGCAGGATTTCGAGATCGAAACACAGCCTACGCGCACCTATGCGCTGCGGTTTGACGGTTATCCGTGCTCCGGCGGCAAGCTGGACGGACTGGAAGCCATGAAGCAGGCCATCTTCCTGATTCTCCAGACCGAGCGGTTTCAGTACGCGATTTACAGCTGGAATTACGGTATCGAGCTGAACGCCCTGCTCGGGCAGACCATGACGCCGTATCTGCAGGCCAAGGTCGCCAAGGCGATTGAAGATGCGCTCATGGCAGATGATCGTGTGCTCTCGGTTGAGCAGTTTTCGTTCACCAAGGGCAAGCGCAGCCTGCTTGTGAAATTTACCGTAACCACGACCGAGGGCGACGTGGAAAGCGAATTTGAGTTTGGAGGTGAAGCGGCATGATCGGACGATACTCGGACGAAATGACGTTTGACTACATTATGAATCGTATGCTGGAATCCGTGCCGGATACGGTCGATAAGCGCGAGGGCAGCATCATCTATGACGCACTTGCACCGGCGGCCGCGGAACTGGTCAAATGCTACATGGAGCTTGATGTGGTCATGGACGAAACTTTCGTGGACACCGCGAGTTTGCAATATCTCCAGCTGCGCTGCAAAGAGCGCGGCGTAGCTATTCAAGGCGAAACGGCTGCTGTTATCGAGGGCGTGTTCACGCCGTCCGACATTGAATTGTCTGCCGGTCTGCGGTTCAACTGTGATGAAGTCAACTATGTAGTTACCGAGAAAATCTCGGCAGGTCACTACAAGTTGGAAGCCGAAACGCTCGGCACGGTCGGCAACAAATATTCTGGTCTGCTGCTGCCGATTCAGAATGTGAACGGTCTGGAAACCGCCCAGATTGCGGCGGTGCTCATTCCTGCTGAGGACGGCGACACGACCGACACCCTGCGTGAGAAGTATTACGCCAGTATCGACGGTGAAGCATTCGGCGGCAATGTTGCCGACTACAAGGACAAAACCAACGCGATTACTGGTGTAGGCGGTGTCAAGGTCTATCCGGTCTGGAATGGCGGCGGTACGGTCAAGCTGACTATTATCGCGTCCGACTTTACCGCACCGAGCACCGAGCTTATCAGCAAGGTACAGACCGCCATCGACCCCGAGGGCAATCAGGGCGAAGGCTTAGGACTTGCGCCGATCGGACACACGGTGACTGTCACCGGTGCAAAGTACGCTGACCTCACTATTACAGCCAACGTCACTTTTGCCGCCGGCTGGGCGTGGTCGAGCGCACAGTCGCAAGTGGAGAGCGCGGTCAAGATGTACTTTGCCGAGCTTGCGAAGGTCTGGGCGGACAGTGCGACGACCGTTGTCCGTATCTCGCAGATTGAGACGCATCTGCTTGCACTCGACTGCGTGGTGGACGTGGAGGACACGACCATCAACGGCAGTGTGAAGAACATCGAGCTGGCAGCGGACGAAATTCCACGCCTGAAAACGATTGGCGGTGCATAATGCGAAAGAAACTGAATGAGTATTTACCGTCAATTCTGCTGAAAACCTACGAATTCCCGTTGCTGTGCAATACAGAGCAGCGGGAATTTGACCGCTTGAACACTGCTGTTGACGAAGTGTTAGACACACAGTTTGTTAGCACTGCCGGAGAACGAGGTATCGCGCGGTACGAGAAAATCTTCGGCATCACGCCGATGGACACGGACACACTGGACGAGCGCCGGTTCCGCGTGCTGGCGAGAATCAATGCGCAGCTGCCGTTCTCGGTGCGCCGCCTGCGGCAGCAGCTTGAAACGCTCTGCGGTGCGGACGGCTACAAGCTGGAACTGGACGGCGACAGGTACACACTGACGGTCAAAGTCGCGCTGACCGCAAAGCGCAATCAGCAGGCGGTCGAAGAACTGCTTGCGGACATTGTGCCTGCGAACATGGTCTGCACAACATCGTTGCTGTACAACACATGGGAGCAGATCAAGAAGTTAACATGGGGCGAGCTGAAAAAGCTCACCTGGCGAGAAATTAAGGAGGAGGTGCTGCCGGATGGAGCAAACACCTAACTATCATCTGAATAAACCCGGCTACGAGGAGTTCGGCGATGTTGAAGTGCTCAACCAGAACTTTGCCGCGATCGACACCGAGCTGAAAAAGAATGCTGACGCGGTGGGCGAACGTGTCAAGACCACCGAACTGGCCGAGAAGGTCAAGCAGACCGTCAAGGACGGAAGTCTGACCGCTGCTGACCTCGGTGCAGAAAAAGCAGGAGCGACAGCAGCGCTTGAAAAGAAAGTAGATGCGCTGGGTGCCGGTGACGTTGGTGCTGACCCGTCCGGCACGGCTGCAAATGCGGTGTCCACGCATAACACGAGCACAAGCGCACATTCTGCACTGTTTGCGGCAAAGCAGGACAAAATCAAGGGTACGAAGGGCAAGTATCTCGGTTTTACGGCGAATGACACTGTGGGCGAGGTGGATGCACCTGCATCCGGCGGCAGTCGGATTACGCTGACGTTTGCAAGCGATTTTGTCGGTCAGGCATGGACGCTCAAGGGCGGCGGTGAAACCTACACCGGTACGGTGGACAGCAGCAAGACGGCAACTGTAAGCGTACTCGGTATCAATACCACCTACACGCTGTCGTGCGTGCTGGACGGCGTGACGTACACGGCTGAGGTGATGACCAAGGACTACTACACGGCGCTGAGTGTCAATCTTGAGAAATTCCAGAGTACGATTACCGTAACCGTAGATAGCGGTTCGACGGTTACGGCTACACTGGGCAGTACGGTATTGACCAAGACGAGCACCGGCACGGCGGTATTTACCGTCGGTAAGGCGGGTACTTGGGCAATCAAGGCTACCAAGGGTAACCAGACCGCAGAGGGCACGGTAGAGATTACCGCCAGCGGTCAGAGCAAGTCGCTGACGCTGAGTTACGCTAACGTGTTCGGTGTTTGCTGGGATACAAGCAACAGCTCCACAGCGCTGACACGCTTAACACCGAGCACTGACCCTTACGGATTGGTTACGCGCTCGGTGACAACTGAGCCTAAACCTGCGGTTGGTACGGGTTCTGGCAGTAGTCCGTTTGATAGCTATGCACCGTGGAGTGGCATGAGGGAATGTAACCTCAACGCATCCGGAACAGTGACAGCGTGGAAGGGTGACAGCGGGTTCTCACGTTCTAATAACTTTACCATGGTGTTTATTCCGGAGTTCTATGTTGCGGCGAAACGTAACGGTACGAAGCAGTATTTCTATGTGTCGGATAAGCCCAAGACTGGAATGACGAAACATCCGGGCAGTGGAAAGTATGTGGGAAGATACACTATTCCCGGAAGTAAATCCGGTGTTTCGTCTACTGTAAATATCACTCGCACAACCGCACGCAGCAACGCTAAGAAAAACGGCGACAAGTGGCACTTGTACGATTTTGCAACTTACTGTGCTATCATCTGGCTGTACCTCATCGAATTTGCAGACTGGAATTGTCAGATCACGATAGGAGCAGGCGTTACAAAAAGTGAATATTCGGGCTCTGTCAGAAATGGAATGACGGATACGATGCTATATCACACCGGAAATTCAACTGCTGGGTCAAGAGAGTGTGCTGTACAGTATAGGTGGATTGAAAACCTGTGGGGTAATCTATCCCAGTGGGTGGACGGCTTCAACGCGGACGGCACAACTGATTACTACTGCACCGACCCGAGCAAGTACGCGGACGATACGACGACCGGTTATACCAAAATCGGCACGCTGCCTGCGTCCGGTTGGATTAAGGACTTGACCGTTACTGACAACGGTCTACTCATCCCCAAAACTATCGGCGGTTCGGAAACAACGTACATTCCAGACTTCGTGTGGTCGCACTATGGTTGGAGCGTGCTGTGTGTTGGTGGGGACTGGAGCGGCGGCTCGCCTGCGGGTCTGTTGGACTTCATTGCGGCCAACGCCTCGTCGTATTCGGGCTCGAACGTCTCCGCGCGTCTCATGTGTGAACCCTGAAAGGAGTGACATAAATGAAAGTACATGGCGATAACAAGCCGGAGAAAATCTCCGCAAACAGCCAGCCGAACAAACTGGGACGCGCGTGGGTAAGGTTTTGCCTGAATCCGTTTGAAACCACAGACGCAGACGGAAACACGCAGTGGGAGTATGACGAGTATGTCACCGAGGTTGCAGATGGTTCGGACTTGCAGGCGCGTGTGAATGAGCAGAACGACGCACTGCTTTTACAGGCCGTCGGCGAGGAATACGGCACACCGCTGACCTCAGTTGATGATCTGCGTGAGCAGCGTATCGCAGACAGCAAGGCAGACCTCGCTGCATGGCTGTCCGAAAATCCGCTGACATGGACGGATGGTAAGAAGTATGCTGTAACGTCGGAAAAGCAGGCACAGCTTACATCGGCGCTGGCGGTGCAGCAGGTTGCGCAGTCTGCGGGCGTGGAACGTGAGCTGCGTTGGAACTCTACCGGCGATGAATGTACGGTTTGGCAGTATGCTGACCTGTGTGCGCTGGCACTGGCGATTGCAGCCTATGTCGAGCCGCGCGTAAGCATCCAGCAGGCGGCCGAGGTGGATCTCCGCAATGCAGCGACGGCAGAGGAGGTCTTGAGTGTTGCGTGGAATTACGCCTAAGTCTGTGCTTGAGCACCTGCTGTTCGCGGTGATCGGCGGTGTGCTGTACATGCTGATCGAGATCGCATGGCGCGGATACACGCACTGGTCGATGGGTGTACTCGGCGGCGTATGCTTTGTGGCAGTTGGCCTGCTGAATGAGATCCAGCAGCGACCGCCGATCATCTTGCAGATGGCACAGGGTGCTGTGATCTGCACCGTACTGGAGCTGCTGGCTGGTCTGGTGCTGAACGTCTGGCTTGGTCTTGACGTGTGGGACTACTCTGGCGTGCCCGGTAACATCATGGGACAGGTTTGCCCGCAGTTTATGTTTGCATGGGCGGCACTGTCGGCGGTGGCCGTCTGGGTTGAGGACCGATTACACAAGATCTTTGACTAACAGACAAAAAACGTAGGAAATTTTACAGTTGAACAGGGCGAATGCCCGGAAAGGACAAAAGTTATGTACCCCAACAACATCTACATCAAGCACTGGCGCAGCGTACAGTACGAATATAATCGCGTTATCGCGTAAGAAAGTAGGTAAAACCATGGATAAAGTAAACGATTTTAAGCTGGCCGTGACGGCAGTTGTCGCGCTGCTGACCTCACTCTGGGGCTGGTTCGGCTGGCTTGTAGTGCTGTTTGTGGGCTGCATGGCGGTGGATTATCTCACCGGCACCGCAGCAGCAATGCACCGCGGCGAGTGGTCGAGCAAGTCGGCACGAGACGGCATCTTTCACAAGATCGGCTCAGTTATTGTAGTAATGGTGGCCGGTGCGGCTGATCTGCTCATCGGCGCCATGCTCGGGCACCTGCCGGGCGTCGTGCTGCCGTTTGAGTATACGACACTGCTGTGCCCGCTGGTGGTCGTATGGTACACGCTCACGGAGTTGGGCTCGATCGTCGAAAACGCAGTTAGCCTGGGCGCACCCGTGCCGCAGTGGCTCAAGAAGATGCTGTCCGCAGCAAAGGACGCAGTGGATAAGTTAGGGGAGGAGAACGATTGATGAACATTCCGTTTGTGCCGGCTGATTCGAGCAACTACTACTCCGGCCGCGGCGGTAATTCGATCAAGTACATCGTCATGCACTATACCGCCAACGACGGCGATACCGACGAGGGCAACGCGCACTATTTTCAGGGCGCAGGCCGACGGGCAAGTGCACACTATTTTGTCGATGAGGACAGCGTTACGCAGTCCGTGCGTGATAGAGATGCAGCATGGCACTGCGGCGGCGCAATTGAGAGCAGCCATCATCCGTTACGCGGTATCTGCATGAACCGTAATTCGTTGGGTGTGGAAATATGCAGTGACATTGTAGGTGGCAAGTACACCATCACGCCGCAGACGGTAGACCGTGCCGTCGAACTGGTCAAGTATCTCATGGCGAAGTACGGCATTGACGTAGATCACGTCGTGCGGCACTATGATGTCACCGGCAAGCTGTGCCCCGAGCCGTGGGTACGCGACGAAAGTCTTTGGCGTAAGTTCAAGGCACGGCTGACCGCGCCGGTTGAACCCGAACCGAAGAAGGAGGACGACGAAGTGGTAGAGAAGAAAAAGGTCCTGCTCAATGGCAAGACCTACGAGTGTGACATCATCAACAAGGATGAAATCAACTATATCAAGATGAGATCGCTCCAGCAGGCAGGCTTTACGATCGACTTTGATGCGGTCCGCAAAGTGCCGTCGATTACCGCGCCGCAGTGCCGCACGTTCGTTCCGGACGGTACCGCAGAGGTGCAGGACGCCATCGACACCGTGCAGGAAGTTGCGGGGCTGGAGGAGCAGACCATCGAGTATCTGCTGCGGTACCAGTACGGCGAACAGCTGATCCGCAAGCTGGCCGAGGCGATGGAGAAGTAAAGTACAACCCCTCAGTGTCACTTCATTCGGACACTGAGGGGTTATTATACTCTTTATGATTTTTGAGAGTTATCAGAGACGCAATTACGCTTGAATATGCGTTTGCCGTACATCAGTTTATAATAGTTATTATTTAGCTCAAAACTAATGTCCTCGACAAGTTTATTCCGTATATCCATAATAGTTATATCGGCTTCTGTGTGCGTTATCTCGATCAAGTGAGGTTCGATTTCACAAATAAACTTCTTAATCGCAACGTCGTTTTTTCCGGAACCATCTCGAAACCATCGAAAATGCCAGATGTGATTACGGATTGCATTATTAACTTGCACGATTGGATAATATATTTGGGCGTAAATGTAACATCTATCATTATCTTTGCTGAAAAAGCTTGTGAAGAAGTCAAAATCTCCATAATACCTATCCCAATCTATTTTACTGATGTCGGTATAGTTCAAAAAGAAATCGACCTTTTCTTCTAATTCCCAGGTATATTGATATTTGTTCAAATCGTGCAGTATAGCCTTGGTGGTATAGGAAAATCCTTCGAACGTGCGACGTCGTTCAACTCTATATCCGACAATAGATGTTAGCAAAGTTAATGAGCTGCTGCCGAATATACCGAGCAGAAGATTGCACCAAAACGGATTGGAATCCGTGAAATAAAAATTGAGTGCGAATGCGATGCAGAAGGAAATCAAGGTTATTGCGCAAGTAATATAAATAGCGTATTTGTAAGTTCTCATATCTTCTCCAATTTTTTGCAATCATTATAGCATATCGGCAGAAAATTTTCCAATGGAGAGGCGGCTGCCCTAAGCGCTTTCGAGGGCAGGGAACACCGTCGTAAAAAAATCCTTTTGTCGTCAAAGTGTCGTCAGTTAAAAACTGGCATTTGCAAAGTAAAGAAAAAGTGCTGAAATTCAACGATTTCAGCACAATTCTTGGTGCGGATGGGGGGACTTGAACCCCCACGTCCTTGCGAACACTAGCACCTGAAGATACGATTTTTGTGCATATAACCAGCTGCAAAATGAATAGAACGAGTATAAAACTTGATTTTTGTGCTGAATATGCGTTGGTTTGATGAAAAAACACAATTATCAATACTGAAAAATTCGAGAAAAAACCAGCAGGAAATCGGTATATTCTGGTAGGAAATCTATTTTGCAGAGGAAATTTTGCTTGGAAATACAATCTATTAGACACATATTAGACAGCTGTGCGTCTATACGGCAATGGGAATTACTCATTACTTTACCCATAAGCAAATCATCCGTCATAGATACTCGATCATGACGAACGCCTTGTGAGCCGTTAGAGCTGCTCACGCAGCTGCTTTTCCTCCAGAAGCATCTCCGGTGTCGGCGGCTTTTGCAGGACTGCATTTTCAATTCCATTCTCACAGTCCAGGGAATATTGCGCCTTATAGCGATACATCTTCCGCTCATAGGCTGCTTCAGCTCGCTCGTCAGCCTGAAACACTGCGTGTGCTTCATCGGTTACTTCCCAAAAGGAATCTGTTTTATAAATATCGGGATACAGATCCCGAAGATTGATTTTCTGCACTATGTACCTCCATTTCGATTCACGGGTGGTTAACGGGTGAATCGAATGGAGGCGGGGAATGGCATCGGTATACCTCTGGACACTTCCTGAAAAATCGACAATCAAAATTCGAGATCATGAATATTTAGCGATTCGATGTTTCCTCAAGCCACAAAATAAGAAGTCCTTTTCCATAGCAAACGCTGGGAAAGGACTTTTTATCATCGCGTAAAACATATATTTTCATAAAAAAGCACCACAGGAGTCGGAAAACACAGTTTTTCTGCATTTTCCAACTTCATGCGATGCAAGAACAATCTCGATTTGGTGAAACCGATTCCGAATACGCAAAGCGATATTACTTCCAACCCGGAGCTCTAGATTACTTCACTTACAGTGATCTAGCTGCAATGAAACATTAGCCACACATGGAATTATTCACGATTCACGAAGACATTCAGGAACATCTGGCTGATAAGAATCAAAAATACAAGTAGTGCCCACAGATGTTGTCGCTGCCACTATGGCAAGTGTAGCAATAATCTGTCCACTGTGCAGCATGCACCAATTAAGAATTTTTTTCATAGTAGATTTCTCTCCTTTTCTGTGTGTTTTTGATCAATTTTATTTTTCCAGCAATCATTGTAAAAGACGCTAAAAAACCACTAACAAGATAATATGCAATATATGTATTGTCCTTCCAATACAGAAAATACAAAATAAATACTGCTGCATTTAATACAACGATACATACGCTTCGTTGACGGCTTTTTTTGCGCCGCCTTTGCGTGAGATTTTTGTTAATAGCTTCCACAGGAGACAGGAGATAAACAAGCAAAATCTCAGTTATCATCATTACTCCAATCAGGCTTGAATTGGCAATAGAATTTAAATAAATCGAGCACAAATAGATACATAAAAATACCATGCTACAGTTCAAATGATTGTCGGCATGATAACCACCCGCGAATAAACGCATGGGTATAAACCCAAGAAAAAAGAACCCGACATACGACCACTGATGAAGCAGTATTGAAAAAAGCATGATCACTCCAGTATTTATAGCGCTGGAGACAAGAAGTTCCAACCCATAAATGCAAACTGATACCTGAACTGTAGGAATTATTTTTTCCCTTTCGAGATAGCTACAATATGCTTCAATCATATTTCTCATAGAAATAAACATTCGCCCTCCCTCTGTACAAAACATGCTATACCTGATATAAAAAGTATAATTGATATGTAGATTATTACAATATCTTCGCAGAGTTTGGTCGTTTATTTGCAGTATATAGTTGAAAAGATACTTTTACTATTGTATCATAGTAGTATGAGTCGCTTCTAAAGTGTAAGTATACTATTTACAATAATAGTATTGCTATACCTGAGGTGATAATAATGGTCATTCTTGGGACGATGATTCAGACAAAAAGAAAAGAACTTGGGCTATCTCAAGAAAAACTCGCAGAAAAGATTGGAAAGACAGCCGGTTATGTCGGGCAAATAGAACGGGGTATCAGTTATCCTTCTTATTCCACATTGCTTCAGCTTGTTGAAGTATGA